CGAGAGTGGAAGAGGTAATAGAATGAAGAAATTAACAATAGATGGATTTTTTGATGTTCTTCGTTCACTTGGTGGAAAAAGAGATATTACACAAAGTGCGAGTTATATATCTGCTAATCTAAAATCATATCATAGGCAACAACTAAATGACCTATATTCTACTAATTGGATTGCTTCAAAGGCTGTAAATATTCCCATTGATGATGCTTTAAAAGATGGAGTTAGTTTATCTTTAGAAGATACAAAACAATTAGAGATATTTGAAAAAGGTCTAAAAGCTTTTAAAGTTGATGAAAAAATAACTAACTTAGCCAAATGGTCTAAAGTTTTCGGTGGTGCCGTTATTGTAATAGTTACCAATGAAGATACTATGGATACACCTTTAATTATTGATAATCTTAAACAAGGACAATTAAAAAACTTAGTTGTGTTAGATAAATTTGATATTACAAGCGTTGAACTTGAAAGAGATCCATTAAGTCAAAATTACCTTAAGCCTATTTATTATCAAATTGCAAAAGGTGGTGGAAATGTTCACTATTCAAGAGTAATACACTTAGACGGAGAAACTACTACTAACTACAATAGAGAATTAATGAATGGATGGGGTTTATCTGTATATGAAAAAGGTTGGACTTCAATTTTAAATGCAACTGTATCACCTGACTTATTATCAAACATACTTTTACAATCAAATCAAGATGTTTATAAAATAGCTGGATTAAATGATGCTTTAACAAATGGAGCTGATGAGTTGGTTTTAAAAAGACTTCAATCAATTCAAGAAAGCAAATCTATTTTTAATGGAATTGCATTAGACAAAGAAGATGACTATATAAACATAGCTAAAAACTTTAGCGGTTTAGAATCAATTAATAAAGCATTCTTTGAAATAGTGTGTGGAGCTTTTGACATACCTTATTCAAGATTTATGGGTATTTCTTCAACTGGATTAAATGTAAGTGGTGAAGGCGATTTAAGTAACTACTATGATAAAGTTGAAGCTGAAAGAACTAAACTACTTCCAGCTTATGAAACTATTTATAAGCTTATGCAGTATCATTTATTTGGTAAAAATCTTAATATCACTTTTGAGTTTAAACCTTTATGGCAAATGTCGGACTTAGAAACAGCTCAATTAAACAAAGCTAATGCAGAAGTTGATAACCTTTATTTAAACATGGGTGTGGTTAATGAATTAGATATTAAATCAAGATTAGTGCAAGATGATAGATACCCAACAATAACTACTGAAAGTGTTGAGGCTGAAATAGCAATGTATAATGAATTGGAAACAGCTACAAATGAAGAAACAGAAAACAATATCACTGCTTAAAACTCCACGAGCTGTGGAGCTAGAGTATTACAACCAACTTAAACAATTAGCTAATGAAATGAAAAAAGATATTAATGAAACTATCTTACCTATTCTTGAAAATGTAAGTTTAGATTCTAAATATACTAAAGATGTTGGAGTAACGGATTTATTAAGTGCTTTAAATATCTTACAAGGTAAATACTCTAATACTTTTGCGTTTGCTACAAGAGTAGCTAATAGCGTAGTATCAAGATTGTTGAATATGGGTAATGATAAGTTTAGAAAGACTTTAGAAAGTGCATATGGCGTTGATGTAGGTCGTATGATTAATCAAAATAAGTTAAATGATTTAATAGCTTTACAAAGAAGAAAACAAGAGGTACTAATCAAGACTATTCCAGCTCAATTTTTTAGTCAAATAGAAATGATTATTCAAAACGGTGTAAGTGGAAATAAAACTTATAAAGCTATTGCAAATGAGATTAAGGGTATTAGTGGGATTAGTTCTGTTTATGGTAAATTGGATAATAGGGTTAAATTAATTGCAAGAAATGAAATAAGTACGATAAATGCAAACCTAAATAATGCTAGGGCTGAAAGTGCTGGAATAACTAGAGCTACTTGGCAGACCTCGGGAGATGAGCGTGTGAGAGGTATTAATCCAAAAGACAGTCAAGACCACGAAAGTTTAGATGGTGAAGAGTTTGATATAAAAGTTGGGTTAAGAGACCCAAGAAGTGGTGAGATGGTAACTCCTGGAAGTGCAATAAATTGTCGTTGTCAAGCTATTTATATTATTCCTGAAAACTAACCACTCATTCAAGAGTGGCTATACACATTATCAACAGTAGCTTTAAAATCTAAATCCGTATGATAATCTTTAATTGTTTGGATTATATATTGATGTAGCTCTTTTGGTATTTCTGCGATTAGGTCATTATAAATTAAATATTTTCCATCACTTGAGTATTCATTTCCACCATCAGAATAAAAATAATGTTCATCAAAATAAGTAATTTTTACTACCTCACCACTTGCACTTAAATAGTGATTTCCTACTTCTAATTTCATTTAGGCTCTCCAAAATATATTCTATAAGTGTCTTTAGGCTTCATCTTTTCAACATATATATTATTGTTTTCCCAATGTAAAGTTATACCCTTTTCAAGTTCTTCTTTTTCATTTAATAAAGCGTTTATTGCTTTTTCAATAAAATCCATTCTAATCAAATCTTCCTTTTTGAATTGTAATGTTATTTTCATTTTGACTCCCAATCATTACAATTAAAATAATATGTGCTTATTTCATCTTTTTCAACCAATATTCTTCTTACACTACAATTTTTAGTTTTGCAACCCTCACAACTTCTATTTTCTAATGCTTCAAGTTCTTTTATAGCTTCATTAACATTAGAAAAGTCATGTATTGTAAAATTAATATCTATATTGTTTCTTTGAAATCTTGTATCAGGGTTATTTATATATATTCTTTTTAATATCTCTAACGCTAACATTTTTCACCCTCCATAAACTTAATATAAAATTGCTTCATCGCTTCATATCTTCTTTTATACCCGATATCTTTATGCTTTTTATAATTCAATAAAGTTGCGTGAGTTATGTTGTAGAATGTTGCTAGGTCTTTGTTTGATATTTTCATTTTGTTTCCCATCTGTTACAGCTAAAATCTTCTATATTTGCATCAAAAGAAGTTACGGGACACATAAAAGTATTTTGCTTTTTACAATTACTGCATTTTCTTCTATTTAACGAATCATAAATTCCATTAATAACGCATTCAACTGTCCCCTCAATATCATTATTAACATCATCGCTATAACCATATAAAAATGTATTATCTTCTAAATAATATTTTTTTGCTTCATCTCTAGTCATCTAAACTCCTTAATTAATTTCCCTAATTATATTAAAATAGTTTTAAAGTAAACTTATATTATTTACAAATGCTATAATTTAAAAAAGGATAGTGATGATTAAAAGATTTATAAATAGTTGCTTTATTGTTTTTATGGTTTTATTTAAACCTATTGAGTCTAATAATAAAATAAAAATAAATCAAAGATATGATTTGAAAGGAAAAAGATGATTAGAAATCAAGGTACTTATGTATCTGTTAAAGTGAAAAATAATGATGAGTTTTATAATTGGTTTTTATCGCAAGGTGTAGAGCCTTTAAATAAATCTGATTTACATTGTACTATTGCATACAGTAAAAAAGAATTTGAAAGAATACCTAACCAAAAAGAAATAGTAATTAATCCAAGTCAATTAATAAAAATAGAGCCTTTGGGTGATGAGGGTGCAATCGTTTTAAAATTCAATTCTGATGAAATGCAAAATAGATTTAATGAATGTATGAAGGCAGGAGCAACTTTTGATTATGACTCATATAAGCCACATATAACAATAACATACAATAAAAAAGGATTAGATTTATCATCTTTAAAACTTCCAAACTTTGATATTGTTTTAAATGATGAAACAGTAGAGCCTTTGGATTTAGAATGGGAATCAAAATTAAGCAATGATAAATTAACATTTAAAGATAGTTACTCGGATTTTACTTCTTTTATAGATGAAGATAGTGGATTCTTAAGAATTAATGGAGTAGTTGCGAGAACTGGTATTCAAGTCTATTCTAATGCAGAAGTTGGAGACTATAACGAACCTTTAAAAATGGTTAATGTTTACAGACCACGAGATGAAGTATTAAAAGAAGAGTCTTTATCTACTTATGCAAATGCTCCAATAACAGACGACCACCCAAATACATTCGTAACAGTTGATAATGCGACAGAACTTATAAAAGGCAGTGTAGCATCTTATGAAACTTACAACAAAGACGGGATTGATTATATCAAGGCTCAAATAGTTGTAACAGATAAAGACTTAATCAATAAAGTTATCAATGGAAAAATGGAGTTATCGGCTGGTTATTCTCAAAACTTAGTAAAAGAAAAAGGTGAGTTTGAGGGTATAACTTATGACTATATTCAAACAAATATTAAAATTAATCATGTTGCTTTAGTTGATTCGGCTAGATGTGGGCAAGAGTGTAAATTAGTATTTGATTCTAATAGTATAATTGTAGATGAAAATACTATTACGAAAGGCAAAACAATGGTTATTAAAATAGGTGATTCAGATTTTGAAGTTGCTGATTCAGTTGCAGAACATATTAAGTCGTTAGAAACTAAATATAAAGATGCTTGTGAAGAGACAATTAAAAAAGATGAAGACATGGAAAAATTAAAAGCTGAAAAAGAAGAAGAAATAGCAGATGTTAAAAAATCTACTGATTCTAAAATTGATGCTCTATTAACTGCTAAAGAATTAGGTTTAAATGTTAAATCATCTGATTCAGTAGTAGATATTAAAAAAGCTATTATTGCAACTAAATCTGATATGGCATTAGATGGAGTTTGTGATGCTGGAATTGATACA